CCGCATTGGCGCACAAGGCCGCGCCCATCATCCATGCCGAGCATCTCGCCCACCTATCTCGAAACGCGCCGGGCAAAAATGGGCGACCTGTTCGTCAAGGCTGCTCGTGAGGAAGGACTAAGCGTGCAGGACTTCATCGCCGAGCTCGTATGGGCAGGATGGCAAGCGAGGGAGGTGGCGCGTGGCTGAGGTAGGACGACCAACCGATTACAACCCAGAGTTCGTCGAACAGGCGCGCAAACTATGCGAGCTTGGTGCGACCGACCTTGAACTGGCCGATTTTCTCAAGGTTGACGTGTCGACCGTCTATCGCTGGAAGAACACGCATCCCGAATTTTGCGAGGCAGTCCGCGTGGGGAAGGACGCTTGCGATGATCGCGTTGAGCGTTCCTTCTATAATCGTTGCGTTGGCTACAGCTTCAGCGCGGTCAAAATCTTCATGCCGGCTGGCGCAGAACAGCCGGTCTACGCGCCCTACACTGAGCATGTCCCGCCTGACACCGGCGCGGCGCTGAACTGGCTCAAGAACCGCCGCAAGGATGATTGGCGCGACAAGACTGAGGTCGACGTGAACGTGAACGATCTCGCGACCGAACTCGCCAAGCGACGCAATCAGGTGACGGATGGCAAGCAAGGCTGATCCCCGCCTGGAGCTGATCCACGACATCGCCGGGTTCACGCACGATCCGCTCGGCCATGCGCTCTACGCCTATCCGTGGGGCAGCGGCGTTCTTGAGGGCGTCCCCGGTCCGCGTCGATGGCAACGCAAGGTGCTAGAACAGATCGGCGCGCATCTCGCCAATCCAGAGACGCGCTTCCAGCCTTGCCGCATTGCACGAGCATCGGGCCACGGCATCGGCAAGTCGGCGCTGATTAGCATGATCGTGAAGTGGGGGCTGGATACGTGCGAGGACACGCGCATCGTGTTCACGGCAAACACCGAAGCGCAGTTGCTCACCAAGACCATGCCCGAAGTCACCAAGTGGCATAACCTGTCGATCACCCGCGATTGGTTCAAGCCAACGGCAACGGCGCTGATTTCCACATCGCCGGGCCACGACAAGAGCTGGCGAGCAGATGCGGTAACGTGGTCGCTCAACAACACGGAAGCGTTCGCCGGCCTGCATAACCAGGGCAAGCGCATCATCGTCATCCTGGACGAGGCGAGCGGCATTCACCCGAAAGTGTGGGAAGTCATCCTTGGCGCCTTGACCGACGAAGGCACCGAGATTATTTTCCTCGCGTTTGGAAATCCCACGCTCAACACCGGCACGTTCCGCGAGATATTCGGCAAGCTTCGGTCGCTGTGGAAAACTGACCAGATCGACAGCCGCACGGTGGAGGGCACGAACAAGGATTATCTCGACGAGCTAGTTACGACCTATGGGATCGACAGCGACATCGTGAAGGTGCGCGTGCTCGGGCAATTCCCGTCTGCCTCATCAATGCAGTTCATCGATGGCAAGACGGTCGATGATGCGATGGCCCGCGACATCGGCCCTAGTCTTGGCACTGATCCCGTCATCTTTGGTGTCGACTGCGCTAGATTTGGTGATGACCATTCGACCCTAGCCATTCGCTGCGGGCGAGATGCTCGCTCGCGCCCTTGGAAACGGTGGCATCACGCCGACGCCATGACCATTGCCGGCGACATCGCACTGGAAGCACAGATGTGGAAGCCAGATGTTATCTTTGTCGATGCGGGCAACATCGGTGCCGCAATCATCGACCGGCTTCGCCAGCTTTTGCCCGATATTCCGATCATCGAAGTTTGGTTTGGCAGCACAAAGGTGCGGGAAGCGAATTGGGTTGGCACGTCGCGCGTTCGCGTCGCCAACAAGCGCGCCGAGATATGGACCAATATGCGGCACTGGCTGGCCACGGGCGCTATCCCGATGCACCAGGGATTGAAAGACGATTTGATCGGCCCTGAATATGGGTTTGGAGGGGAAGGCGGTGATGCTATCCTGCTTGAGAAGAAAGAGCACATGAAGGCACGCGGGTTGCCCTCGCCTGATGATGGTGACGCGTTAGCCACGACATTCGCCGAGCCTGTTCAGCCGCGGCAGTTGCCGGGCTATCTCGACCCGGCGAACTATCGGCGGAATGATAGAGCCGAAGACCTCTACCGCGACCTGAACTAACCCCGCGATTCAACCCCTAGAGTGACCGACGTAGCGGGATGTAATGTGCATCTCCGCGCCGAAAATGCCCACGGCCCAAACGATCCCCGAACGGCAAGCGCTCAAGCTGCCAGATGGGGGATCGACGGCCAACCGCACCGATGACGAGATTCGCCGTCGCCGCGCGATGATGGCGACGGCTTACACGGGCGCTGCGGGAATCGGGAACAGCGCGTCGACCACATCGGTGCTCGGTGGCTGAGAAAACGCTCAAGGAGCGGGTCAATCAGCGTCTCTCGGCGCTCAAGAACTTGCGCACACCCTACGAGGCCGAGTGGCGTGAGATCGCCAAATACGCCCAGCCCTCACGCTCGCGGTTCCTGAACGCCGAGGCGAACAAGAACTTCAAGCGCACCAACAACGCGATCTACAACAGTCACGCGATCCTCGCCTTCCGCACGTTGACGGGAGGGATGACGAGCGGGCTGTCGTCGCCTTCCCGCCCGTGGTTCCGGCTCAACGCCTTCGACGAAGACCTGGCTGACGACCACGACGTGAAGGAGTGGCTGAGCGAAGTCGAGCGTCGCATGTACGCATTCCTTGCCGGCACGAACTTCTACGGCGCTGTGAAGTCCGGTTACGCCGAGATGGGGCTGTTCGGCACCGAAGCATGCGTGATGGTCGATCACTGGCGTGAGGGCGCTGTGTGCCATGCGTTGACGGCCGGCGAGCACTGGATTGGCCTGTCGGACGCCAGTGTCGCCGACACGCTCTACCGTCGCACGCCGCTATCGGTTCACCAGGTTGTGCAATCGTGGGGATTGAGCGGGGCTAGCGAGTACGTCCGCACCGCCTACGATAACGGCAAGTACGACGATGTCGTCAACGTCATGCACGCGATCGAGCCGAATGCCGATCAAGTAGCTGGTGTGATGACGGCCAAGGGCAAGCCGTGGCGCTCGATCGTTTGGGACGAGAACGACGGCAATCCGAATCGGCTGCTGCATGTCGGCGGTTACGAAGAACAGCCTTTCTGGGCGCCGCGCTGGGATACGACGGGTGGCGATACCTACGGCACAAGCCCTGGCTTCGACGCGCTGCCCGACATGCGCGAGCTCCAGCTACAGACGAAGCGCAAGACGCAGGCGACCGAGTTCCTCGTCAAGCCCGAGAAGATCGCTCCCGCCACGGTCAAGCTGACGGGCCAAGCGGGCAACGTCGTCACCGCCTCGCAAGTCGACGCGCAGGGCGTCGTTGTCCCGTACCAGATGCCGTATCAGGCAATCGACGCGATCATGCAGGACATGGCGCGCTGCCAGGATGCGTGCGACCGGCTGACCTATGCCGACCTCTTCATGGCGATCACGAACATGCAGGGCGTCCAGCCCCGCAACATCGAAGAGATCGCCAGCCGCAACGAAGAGAAACTGACGCAGCTCGGCCCCGTCATCGAGCGCGTGAACAGCGAGAAGCTCGAAGTCGCCATCGATCGCGCTTACGGCATCATGCACCGCAAGGGGATGCTGCCCGAAGCGCCGGAAGCGTTGCAGGGTCATCCCATCAAGGTCGATTTCGTGTCGATCCTCGCCCAGATGCAGCGCATGGTCGGCATCGGCCAGATTGAGCGCACGGTATCGTTTGTCGGCAATCTCTCGGCACAGTTTCCCGATGCTGGCGATCGTCTCGACATCGATGCCATCGTCGACGATTACGCCGACCGCGCCGGCGCACCGCCCAAGATACTCCGCTCGATCAAGGATGCGGAGGCCATGCGCCAACAGCGGGCACAGGACGCGCAGAACGCCAAGATGGCGGCGATGGCCCAGCCTGCACAGCAAGGGGCTGACGCGGCTCGCCTGCTGAGCGAGGCGGCGCAGAATGGCGGCGGGCTGCAGAACATCATGCCGGCTGCTGCATGACGCTTTGCGACAACGACGACATGGTCAAGCTGATGGGCTTGGCCGAGTTCCGCCGCTTCCTCTTTGACGCGATTCAAATGGCTGGCATCTGGGACACCACAGCCAACGAGGCCGATGGTCGTTACCTCTACATGGAGGGACGCAGGTCCTTGGGGTTGGAGTTACTTCGCAAGCTGGACGCGGCTCAGCCCGTCCCATCGCCTTCGGGCATCCCGGTTCTAACCGCGATTCAAACGCTCCGCGAAGCAGTCCAATCGACACCCAAGGAGAAACCAGTTGGTAGACGAGACGGCCCTTACGCAGACCTCAGAGACGGCGACGAGTGACGCCGATACCGCCGCGGCTGTTGTTGCGGACGAAGCTGTCGTTACGGCCACCGACGCGACCACGGACTCCGAGAACACCGACGCTGCGACCGACGACACTACCGCGCTGAACGCGGGGGGTGACGACAAGGGCGGCGATGACGGTGCGGATGAGACGAACACTGCGGTCGTTCCCGAGAAATACGAGCTCACGATGCCGGAAGGCTTCACGCTCGACACGGCGCTGCTCGACGAGGCGACGCCGACCCTCAGAGAATTGAACCTGACGAACGAGCAAGCGAACAAGCTCGTGCCGCTCGTCGCGAAGATTGCTCAATCGCAGCAGGACGCGGCCAACTCCGCGATCCTCGCGCAAGTGCAAGCTGACCGCAAGGCGTGGCTCGACGAAGCCAAGGCCGATCCCGAGATCGGTGGCGCGAACTACGACAAGACGATCGTGACCGCGGCATCCGCGCTCGACAAACTCGGCTTGGTCAAGGGTTCGCCGTTCCGAAATCTGCTCGATGAGAGCGGCTTGGGCAATCACCCTGAGATGATCCGCGCCTTCAAGAAGGTCGGCGAAGCAATCGGGGAAGATGGATTCGTCCGTTCAGAGACGAGCGGCACCACGAAGAAGACCGACGCCGAGCTTTTCTACGGCGAGAACTACAACAAGGGCGCCTGACGGCGGGGTTTAGGGAGCATTTATTATGGCTGTCATCGGCAACACCGTAAACACGCTGGTCGACATTGCGAAGCGCATGGACCCAGACGGCAAGATCGCGCGCATCGCGGAATTGCTGAACCAGGAGAACGAGGTTCTCGACGACATGGTGTGGGCGGAAGGCAATCTGCCGACCGGCGACCGCACCACGGTTCGTGCTGGCCTGCCCGGCGTATCGTTCCGCGCGCTCAACGAAGGTGTCGCGCGCTCCAAGAGTGCCGTGTCGCAGTTCGATGA